TTTCTTGATGCTCAAGAAGTCCTGCGTGCAACATGTGTAAAGCGGTCTGCGGTTCATCGGCCATCGCAGAAATGAGGTCTTTAGTATCCGCATTGCTCTGCGCCATTGCCACATTTGTCATTAAGCCAGTAATTTTTTCGGTACAATCCTTGTGCAAAGATGCTTCAATGCTAAATTCGATAGTGTAGTCTTTATTTCCAATTGTTAATGTTCTCATATTTTATCCTTTCCTCCGCCTTAATTAGCGGAAAGGAGAGGGCTTTCGCCCCCTCGCTTATTGCTAATAATCTTCTTATGCTCCAGCCTTTGCAGTAAGTGTAATTTCAGTGGGATAACCCAACTCATCTTCCACTACTTCTACATCGTAATCATCTTCAATCCACTTGGGAACTGTTGCGATCGCTACGGTTGCCGTTCCTGTTAAGTGGTCTTCTGTTGCTTCATCGGGTGCAAAACTTTCAGTACCGATAAACGCACAAATACCTTCTGAACCCCTGCCGTCTGTACCATAAAGAATACAGAAGTCAAGTTTCTTTCCTGCATCTTCTGCAAGTGCATCTTTGTACTTCTTTTCAAATGCTCCGGGTACTTCCATTGAAGCCGCACTTCTTCTTCCTTCTTCCTGTGTTTCAACCAAATCTTCAAGAGTTGAAGTATCAACCATATTTGCTGAACCAAAAGGACTAGGGATTGACTTTGCTCTAATTAAGAGTTTGTAAGTACCTTCCCAATAATTTGCTTCACTTACTTCTTTGGTCTGAACTCTGTAAATGATTCTACTTTTTAAACCAGTTGCCATTTTCTTTCCTCCATAATTTTATAAATAATCGCCTTTATCCATTGACCGCCTAAATCTCGCCGTCATTCGGTGTACGTCTTGTGTGCTTTCAAAACTAGGCATTGAATTGATTTCAAATCCCATAGTTTTCATCACTTTTGTAACTTCGGACATAACTTTTCGTGCTTCATTCTGTGTTTTGTTACTATAAACATCTACTTGGAACGTAAATAACGCACCATTGACCGATGTTCCTTGCAAATCTCTTCCTTGCTCGCTTGCCGGAAGTGCATTGAAGTACACAAAAGGAAAAACCGCAGGTGCTTTACTGCTACCCACGGTTGAAAAATTGCTGTCTGTCATATTGTATGTGTCTTTTATCGTTTGTGAAAAATTCTGCTTTAGCCTTGTGAATACCATAAGAGGTATCATCATATACCAATCGCTCATTTGAATACCTCTCTTGCAACCTTGACTACTCTGTTCATCAACTCCATAGATGTTTCATACATAAATGGTCTTGACGGCATACCTTGTGTAAAATATACGTTTCCTTTATCGTCTTGATAAAACCAACCGTATTGTCCGGGCGAAATCTCAAATATCTTTTCTCCTACGTTATATTCCCAATCGACACCTTCCGGGAATGGATAAGGATAACCACCTTCCATCCCTAGTTGCCCACTTCCGAACTCGACGTAGGCGGCATGTTCACTGTCCGCTACAATATAAAAAATGGCAGTCCCTTTCGTGCTGCCACCATATTCCGTATGAATACTCGCTATCAATTCGCCTGTAAATATTGCATCCAATCTCGCCACATTTGCCCTAGCAATGTCAACTCCATCTTCTGCAAGTGTTTTAGCCAATAAATCGACTTTGTACTGTAAACTGCTTTTGTACTCCAACAATTCTTTCTTTAGTTTCTCAATGCCTTTTACGGATAAATCGGTTTTGAATACTCTCTTTGCCATTACTTCACAACCTTTTTCAGCACATACTTGTCAAAATTAAGACTAGGGCTAATTTTTACAATTCGATAGTCGGCACTGTATTCGTCTGCATTGCCACCAATGTCCTTTATAGGCTCTGCGGTATGCCAAATAAGGCTTGTTTCTTTTATAGGCAAGGTATTCTTACCTACAACCAAAACCGCTTCATAATCGGCTAAATTCAAGCCAAATTCAACCGCTTCTGCTTCTCCACCACTCATAGCAATATTGCCGTAAAATTCAACAGGTTCACTATAAATGTTTTTCGGTTCGCCAGTAGGGTATCTGTTTCCATCTTCGTCAATATATTCTTCTTGAATAGTATCGACAAGTGTTGCGTAATACATCTTTTGTTTATTCTTGTTTAGGGTTCTCATTTGCAACCAACTCTTTTGTTATACTGTGCGTTGCTAATCATCATAACCGCACCAAGGAATGTGTCAATTGCGGTAATAGTACCTACAATTTCTTCTCCGTAAGGCAATCCCCAAATACCTGCTAATGCAAAGTAAAGAGTACCAATTGACGGAAGAACAATAACAACAATCCATTTAATAATATCGTATGCTTTATTACTCATATTGCACCTCACTACATACCAAATTGCTTAAACAAAAATCCGATAATAATGCCAACAACAGCAGTAACCGCATAACCAATCAACTTTCGCCACATTTCGCCATCTCTAGCTTCGAGTTTTGCAAGTCTATCGCCTTGGTCTGCCTGCTCTTTTTGCATTGTTTCCATACTTAACGCTAATCTTTCAACCGATACAAGAAGTTTGTTGTTTTGCTCTACAACCTTTTCCAACTCCCCAATACGTTTGTTTTGCCGTGTATGTTCATCTTCCATTCGCCTAGCAAATTCGTTATGCTCTGCTCTTGTTAATGCACCATCCATTACATTACCTCTCAAGTTCCATTTGTCTGTTCCCCACCACCAATTACAGACTTTACCCTGCGGAAACGACAAGTCTCTTTCAAGCCGCCCCCACGCACTGACTACTATAATATTGTTACATAGTTTGGAAATGCACTATAAATACTAGGGCTTATCCAACTGCTTTCATAACTTCTTGATACGCCATTTTCGGAGTGTGACTTCTGTCCTTCTGCTCCGGCTTTTGCATAAACATCTACACAAGCCATAGCCAAAGTGTTTTTACCTTTTGACAAATCGGAAACAATGTTCTTCTCTGCAAAATGGCTGGGAAAGTGGCAATTCTGCGAAATATGTTCAATAACAAAATCCACAATAGACAACGGAAATTCTGTCATTGTTTCGCCTGTTTCTGTCACATAATCTTTTGCCTTATCACGCACATATTCAGTTAATTCTTGCATTGTTTCCATATTCGCAACTCCTACAATTCAAACTTCTCAATCAAAGCCTTTTTGATTTCTGCACCCGTCAAACCATCTTCAATACCGTTTTCTTTTGCCAACTTCTTCAAATCAGCAGTAGGCATACGATTGATTTCGGTTTTTGTGTATTTCACTTCCGTACTTTCTTCTGCGATTTCCGGCGCATTCATATACTGCGAAAAATCGTCGGCAACTTTTTCTTTTGCTACATCTTGTGGCTTTGTATTTGCCTTTTCTACGGCTTTCTTTTCTTCCATTGGAACATCTTGACCTATCTCATACAAAATGCCCTTAAATTTAACTCTATGGTCGAATTTCATACCTTACCTCTCTTTCTAATAAATGCAATTAGGGGCAAGCCAACGCCCACCCCATTTGCAACATATTTTCAATTTTAGTAAGATACTGTTCCGACTTTGAGTGTATAAGTTTCATTTAAGCGCTCGAAAGAAGGTAAGCAGATTTCGGAAACAGTTGTCTTTGTGTGTACGGGATCTTCTGTAACAGTTACGGAAACTGCAACACCGCCATCAACGATAGTAACATCTGCTTCGGGTCTGCTAATAAGCGTTCTTTCTTCGGGTGTCATACCATACCAAGTATTACCTAATGCACCATCCGGGATAAGTGTAGCCATACCATCGGGATAGAACTTCTTAACAACGCCGCTTTCGTCCTTGTACTGTTTAGAGTAAACAATGATTGTTACGCCTAATTCAGTAGAGAATGTTTCCTTAACACGATTATCTGTCATAATGATGTTAGCAGTTACATTCTGTGCAAGTGTATAAGAACGAACCTTTGTGTTCTGCTTTAAGTAGTTCATTGTCTGCTTTGAAACAATTAAGATAGAAGGTCTAACACCTGTCTTTGCTTCAACCGCATCCTGTGCATCCATAACATCCTGGATAGGGTCAGAATTTGCGGTATCAGACCACATATCTGTACCAAGCAACTCTGTAAAGTTGTTTGTCCTGTATGTGTTGTCGGGGTCATAGTTGTAAGAGTATGTAGCACCATCAGCCGAAATAGAAATACTAGGATTTCCTGTTGCGGAAGATAATAACTGCATTCTCATTCTTTCGGGTACAACTTCTGCACCTTCGATAAGTGTTTCAGCATCATCATAGATTCTGTCTAATACTTCCTGTGCGAATGGGTCAGAAGAATCCTGAATACGCATAATTTCCTGCTCGTCATTTTCTTTGATAAGCATAGACTCTTTGAAGAACGCCATCTCTGTTTCAGTAATCTGGAAACCTTCACGGCTACGGATTGTAGAAACTGTATCAAATGCGCTAGGCATTAAGGAAACAGGCAATCCTTTTGAAGTCTTAATCCATTTAAGGTCAAGACCTGTTTTCTTCTTTGCAGGGAACAAACCAACACCAAGATACGGCTGCTTGTTGCTTGCCACTTCATTGTGTCTAACTGCAATCGCTTTTGAACTATAAGCATCTCTAATATTCATTATCTAGTACCTCTCTTTCTTATTCAAATGTCACATTCGCAAGTGCGGTCTTAACTGCATCATCAATAGTCAAGCCACTGTTTGCTTCTGCGTTAGCGAGATTGATTGTCGCGTATGCCTTAACGATTGAACCGTTAGGGTTTTCTTCGTAAACATCGTAAAGAAGAATACCTACTGCATCTGCGCTGTTTGCTACTGCGCCGTCTTCATCAATAGGACTACCAGCCTTGCAAACACCGTCTTCAAATTCAGTAATTGTAATAGGTACTAAAAGTTCGCCACCGAGTTTTCTCTTTAAGATTTCCGGTGTAGAGTTAATGTTTGTGTTCTTTACATTCATTTTCTTTACCTCATTTCTTTCTAAAAATTATTAAGATTTATAAGAATCAATAATGGATTCACTTGTTTTACTTGTAGCCGATGCAACCTTGCCAAGATTTTCAGCAATTTGTTCAGCTTGTGTTTTCTGCGGTTCTTCCTTGCCCTTACTTCCGCTAGGGTTAGGAGTGTTTTCCAACGCTTTCTTCTCATACTCTGAAACTGCGTTCTTCTCTCTGTCGGAAATAATCTGACCGAGTGTTGCAAAATCCAACTTTCCATTGCCAGAAACCAAAGTGTCTGCGACTTCGCCAGTAATACCGAGTTTTGCAAGTTCTGTCTTTGTAATCATCTGCTCAATCTGTTTTTCAAGATTTGCGACACTGGACAAAGCCTTATCTTTTTCTGCTCGTTCAAGTTCTAACTCTGTCATATTCTGCTTATTCAGTTTCTCTAACTCTTTTTCAAGTTCAGCAATTCGGTCATCTTTGCCACCAACACTTGCTAACTTATCCTTGTAAGATTTTGTTTCAGCACCAATCTGATTAAGATAGTTTGTAATCTGTTCATCATTAGGTTCTGCGATACCAAATCCGATAAGGTTCTGTTCTGCTTCTTTTCTTGTCATTTCTTTCCTCCATACACACACTTTGTTTACGCAGGTCGTATCTGCTCCGTGTTCTCCTATTTGACGCATAGGTGCAAATTTGATTTATGCAAATAAAAAGAGACAGCCTTTCGACTATCTCTCTATTGCCAAGTTATTAAGTTGTTTTGTTACTTCTTACAATATCTGTTTGTTCTTTCGTATTTTCCTATCGGCGTTTCAAATGCTTCTTCTACGCTATATCCATTTTTTAACCTATAATCAATAGTTGCGTGTTTGAAATTCAAAACCCTACACCATTCAGATAAGTGCTTTGTTTCTCCTTTGTAGGTAATATATACATTCTTTCTCGTATTGCCCATTTGGTCAAACATTGTTATCCAACGACAATTTGAAGGCTCGTAATTCCCATTTACATCTATGCGGTCAAGTGTTAAGTTGTCGGCATATCCATTTTCCAATGCCCATTTGCAAAACACTTCAAAACTTTCTTGCCATTCGGGGCATACCGTAATTCCTCTACCGCCATAGTCTTTATATCTATCGTAATTTGAAGAATTGCATCTGTTTTTCATTCCAGACCATATACAATGTAATCTAGGATATGTAAGTCTATAACTAAAAGGCTTGTCGCAACCACAATGTGTTTTTTTACCACTTCTCAGATAAGCACCTTTTGTCACTATTTCATTTCCGCAGTCGCATTTGCATTTCCACTTAACATCTTCGCCAACAATGTGTTCTTGCATTTCCAAAACAATAAGTTTGTATGCCACAAGGTGTTATTGCCGAACATAAGACAAAAACAACAATTCTTATGGAAAAACAACTCAAAGCCGATTTGGAAGTGTTAGCCAAAAAGGATAATAGGTCTTTCAATAATCTAATGGTTACTGTTTTGACCGAATATGTTAAGACAAGAAAAGCAGAGTTATAAAGGCTCTGCTTTTTTATTGTCATCAACAATTACTTCTTCTTTCTGTTCTTCTGGATAAAGCATTTCCATTCTCTTACGGCTTTCCAAAG